TACTCCTGCAATTCTTACCCGTTCTTTCTTGAATAAATCGAATCCAAGATCTATCGTGACATCTATCGTATCTCCGTCTAATACTCGGTTGATCTTGGTAACTCGGAAATTGTAACAACTCTTCCGACTTGGGGGTGTCATCTTGCCCATATTCAAATTCTTCAAGTGTATTATTTAGCATCTCCTCTACAGGAGTTCTATCCTTCTGGGACTGGTGATCCCTTATCTGTTGAATCAACGTGTTCGGATTCAGAGGAGAAGTGACTATTAATACTGGTGTTAGGATACCAATCATCGTATTTAAAAATCCAATATATTGATATACCTACTGCTATTAGTAGGATACCAATCATAATATTTATTGACCAAACGACCTCAGACATAAGTGGATTACCCTACCCATCTATTAACAACTAGTTCTATTGATCCATCATCCATCTCCCATTCTTCTTCTACTTGAAATCCCATATCCTTAACTGTATTATGTACAGTCATTCTAGCATACTGCTGAGTAACCTTATCTACAAATCTCTTTGGTGGAATAGGATCTCTCCAAGTTTGTATATCAGCCACCAACTCATATACACCTTCTGAATTTCTACGAAATCCAATATCATCTCCTATAGAAACATCAACCTTTACCTTTTCATGTTGATGGTCTAGTGGATTTATTAATTCTTGATCTTCCTGTACATCATACTGAAGAAGCTGAAGTGCTTCTATGAGTTCAGGTTTGTTCTTCAATTTTGTTTTGATCGTGCTGAAGTGCGACATTGTTAGAATAAAATTCGGGTTTAAATTGACGAGTCTGTAAGACTCCAAGCTTTTCCTCAATCTGTTCTGTCAATGAAATACATTCAGAACGGACAGTACCAATAACTTCTTCAGTTACAGTACCGTCTTGTCTGATAGAAAATTTAAGTTTTTGTTGCTCAGGCATCTAGTAAAATATAATCTATTGCGTTTGGATGGTCATGAAGATAAGGAACATCTTCTATAGCATCTCTACCTGCTTCATAAGAATCATCTGCATACTCACAGATTTCATGAGTGTGTAACTCATAGTCATGGTAACCAACGGTGTAATGTTTCATTGGTGAATCGTGCATAGGACACAATCTGGACATTCATATTCCTCTTCGTAGGAATGTAGTTTATCTATTAGTTGATCGTATTCTTCTGGTTTAGATTGAACACAATCCCTGTAGTGTTCAACCGCTAGTAAAATACGGTTCATCTCTCGTTCGTTAAACTGCATAATATTAACCGTCCTGGACTGCATTATTAGTTATATCATACCTCTGGTAAGGTGCAGGGGTACGTGTTGAATTGTTGACCGTTCGTGCTTGAAAGGTTCCAGGTGTTCTTGTACTATTATTTACAGTCCTTGCTTGAAAGTCTGCATTCCAATTCTTAAAGCTTACAGTAGTCCACCCTTCACTACCAGAGAACCAGTTAACTGTACTACTTCCTGGTTGCGATCCAACAGGATTACAATCTACATCGTTTCTTTGATAGGCCATTAGTTACTCGCAGGTCTCCTTCAATATTTATTAAATTCAGGATAGAAATCCTTACTATCTGCCATGTCGATTTGGACCTCAGTTGTAAAAGATATATTCCAAGACATAACAAATCTATTTTCTGTAGATGAGTTTTTCTCTGTCTTATGAGTTAACCATCCTGGAAAAAATAATACATCTCCTGTCTCAACCTGTACTGTTGACCATTCTAGTCCATCCTCACCACCTCTTGAAAAATATTGACGATGCATTGGTTCTGAAAACTTATAAGGAGTTAATGGATTCTTCACTAAAAGATTCCCACCGTTAGGTGGAACATACAAATAAGCAGCAACTGCCATAAGAACTCCATGATGCATGTGTTCTTCGGTATAAGCTCCTTGAGGATGAACATTAATCCATGATCTCGTGACTGATCTTGGAGAACCAGGATCACAATGCCATTTGCGTACTACACGTGAAGCAGTATTCGTAACAAATTCTTTAAAATCACCAAACTCTGACCATTCATGAGGCTGAGTTATTTGTTCCTGCCGATGCTTCTTTTGTAAAGTAGCCAAAACAACAGAAGTAACACCACCATCTTTTTCTGGTGTCTCTATTCTCAATTTCTGTGTAACCTGATCTGCTGTTTTAAGAGAATCTATGACCTTAGGCTTCAACTTATTCTCAAAATCAAAGTCATACTTTGCTTTAAAGATTGTTGGCCAAGGGTTACATTCTTCCAAATCTAAATGGGCATTAGAATCCCATTGAGTATCATGATTAATCATCGCTTACCGCCGTTCATTTGTTTAAGCATTTTTTGTAGCTCTGCTGTAGAACCTACAAACATAGCATTGTTAGTAACCTTACTTGGACCAGATTTTTCTTCATCTAAATCCTTCATCTTCTTATGTAAGTCAGCAAGTTTGTCAGTCATGTCTGCTACCTGCTTCATGGCGTTTGTAGCAACTTCATATGCTCTTGGATGCCCTGACTCCTGTGCAACCTCTAACGCCCCTCTGACTGCCTCCTGACCTTGATCTATAAGACTATACAATTCCCCTCTGGTATATTCATAGTCTTTATCTCTGTCCTCTGAGACATCTCTGATTTGATCTTTGCGTTTAGCACAACCACCTTCGGGTGTGTTGGATACATCAACATCAAAGATCTCTTCCATATTCTTTTCAAATATTTGATCGCTCATAATATTTCAAACCCACTATTAAATCCAAAATCATCATCGGGTGTTACTAGTATATCATCATTAGCATCAACCTGTCCATCTTGGTTCTTATCTGTCTTAGCTTTAGGTGTGTATTCTAACTTTGCAGTACGTCTACCAACTTCCTTATCACCAACAGACTCATATACAGTTGCCTTACGAATAATATCTGCCTTGTTGTAAGGACCATATAGGAATGTCTTAGCAGTAAATTGTAATGTATATACTACCAACCTACGTTCTAAGAAACTATCATCCCACTCATCTTCCATGTTGATTGAGTTAAGAGTGATAGCAACATCTTTCTTCTCACTCATATCAGGAACCATGTTCAGAGTGATATTAAAAGCTGGTTGGAAGTATGGTAATATCTGTTCGAGTATTTGTAATCCTGTATCCTGATCCTTAGATAGTATTCCAAGTTCAAATCCTAGAGTGTATGGTACTGGTACATACTGTACTCTTACCTCCTTACCATCACCCTGTACAACATTTTTATATTTTCTTACTGGACTGGTCTTTCTTGCTGAATCATAATCAATACCAGTCATCTCGAAATACATTCGAGGCATAGTAATAGCAACCTTTTGGGTCTTAGGGTTTTCAAATAAACGATAAAGAAACTTATTCTTAGGACCATAACCTAATGCTACTTTCTCAGTTTCTATTACCTCATTGTTGAGTGGGTCTTTCTTTTTAATTTCGATATTATTAAAAAGAGTACCGAACCCTATAACGGTTCTACGAATTGTTTCGTTATAAAAATGTGTTCCTAACATCAGAAGCTACCTGTAAAATTACCAAATTCACCAAAGGGGTTTTCTTCACCCCAATCAATTAATTCATCAGCACCTGTTTCAATTGCTTTATTCTGATCATACTCAGAATTAGTATTATCAATCGTACTAAAGGATCCTAATGTATATAGGGCATTAGAATCTACCCCTCTAATCAAGTCACCATCTAGGAAGTCACCAGACTTATTCATCATAGCAAGCTCTAAGGTTCCTCCATTCCAACCAGAAACCTCACCTATAGTATTGGTAGCAAGATCAAACAACTGAGCTCTCTGACCACTAGTAGTTGTAGTCTCGTATGCATTTATAACATATCTGCTGTTAGCAGAATCATAATAGAACTCACCTTTAGTTGTTGTTGGAGTCTCACCAGTATATGTGTAACGATACTTCAATCTAAGATCTTCAAAATTCCAGAAGAAGTATTTAACTAGAGTTGTTGTAGCAAAGATAGGATCAAAACTAGCAGCATGTTCTACAAAGATAGTACCATCTCCTTGTGAAGCCCAGATCCTATCACCACCTTGATTCTGGAAGTTACCAGCAACAATATATTCTCTTGCTTGGAAATCAACTGATAAGGAAGGTGCAGCAACAGTTATTGTAGGTGCAGCAGTATATCCAGTACCAGGATCGGTAATAGTAACAGCATTAACAGTACCATTTAAAACAGTACATGTTGCAGTAGCAGGTACATCACCTCCAGCAACATCAGGTGGATCTGAAATTGTAATCAATGGTGCAGTCCTATATCCACTACCACCACCATCAATTGTGATACTATTCAAATTACCACCTTGCAATGTACCAGTCATAGTAGCAGTGGTACGTGGTGCACTTAGAGATAGTGTAGTAACATATGTGTTCTCTAACTCTATCTCATCAATCTCTGCAATACCAGTATCAAACTCATCAGAACCCTGCTCATAGATCTCAGCAGTGATCTCATAGTAATATAGTTTTCCTAATTGATAGAAAGGAGTTTCTCTCTCAACAAACTTAATCTCGTATGCGTTCTCTGTTAGTGGGTAGTATATTAAGTCTCCCTCATTAGGTCTATCAGTAATAGTAAGACCTACAGAAGGTACTACAGACTGTTCCCACCTTCTCTTAGAGAGAATAAACTTAATCTCATCAGTGATCCTTACACCAAACTGACTGATGAATTCAGATGGAGATCCAAACCCCTCAACATTAACCAGTAGCATCTCTATCATATATGCTTGGTTATACTCAGAATGTACTACCTCACCAAGAGTCTTATCCCTAAGCATACTCCTAGGAATATAGTAAACATCAGTACCAAACAACTTGATTTGTTCATCAACCAAGTCCTGTACTAGGTTCTGTTCAGTGGTAACACCACCGTGTTGAGGAAAGTATACCTTCTTCATCCTATCATATCCATAGGTGGTAACTCAAATGTGCTGATGGACTTCTCCATAAGCTCATCAATTTCTTTCTCAGCTTCTTTGTATATCTGCATACCATTTATACTTACTCCACCAGGAAGTTGAACTCCATTAAACTTAATTAAGTTCTGACCCCACTGTTTTTTGAGTAAAGCAGTAGCATACTTCTTAAGGAAGAAGTCATCCCAGACTTGTGTGTATTCAGCAGGATCTAATGCCCTCATACAATCTATAATTAGAAACTGATCTTTTACTATTCTATCTGGATCAATATCAATATACAGTCTGTCTGCTCTGGTATTGAATCTATAACTTACTAACGATCCTGTATTGATAATCATATCAATAGTCTCGAAGTGTTGCTTAACCATGTAGTAGTTGACCATATCAACACCACCAAAAGCAAGACCTGTTCCTGAAGTATAGGAAAACAAGTCCATCAAATAATACTGGTTGTTTAGTCCAAATAAACTATTACGAACAAAGCTTGAACTAATCCCATAAACTCTGGAGATACCAAATACATGTTCTGGTATCTCTAAAAAATTCTTTCTATTCTCCCATCCCGTTGCATCAGGTGCAGTAGTTGATGCTGTTTCATTCTGAGTTGTAAACCTAGTTACATCATCTTCTGTAAACTTATGCTTAAGATACATCTTCTCAGATCCATCATAATGCCTCTCATGGAAATATTGGAGAGCATCATCTATCCGATCATCAATCTGATCATCATCTAAATTAATTTCTAAGACTGGAGCACCTAACTGTCGCAAACAGTAATCTTTAAACTCAGCCTTCGTGCTAGGAGCAGCCATACGAATACCAATAGTTTCCTAATGGTATTTAGCTTATCTTTATTGCACCTCTCTCTTCTGAAGGTATAGTCTTCAATATCATATTACCTGATATAACAATTCTGTCTTCTTCAGTTTCCTGTTGTGGGACAGCATGGGGAAAATCTGAATGGAATATTAGAAGTCTTCCAGGCTTGCAAGGCATCGCAAAAGCTACTTCATTCAGATGATTAAATGTCTGTGTTTCTTCATGTAGATTCTTGCTAAAGTCATGAAACAGAACAGTATGCTTTTCTTCATTTGCTCTTAGGTAATAAGCACATGAAAGAAAGCTTCCGTGATGAATATGAGGGAATATAAAATTTCCTCTATTTGAATGGTTGAACCACATATTTGACATGTACAGATCGTTTCTTCTTAGTGGATCATATCCATACTGCACCATAAAATCTCTTGCTACCCTAAGAATTTCTTTGTTTAGATCTTTAAATACAGGTAATCTATGAATAGTTTCTATAGTAGTATGACTTGAATTAACATTAAGAACTTGATTACTAGAAGACTGATCCCTAATACCATCCAATATTTCAATCATATCTGGAATTAAATCCAGACATATGTTATCATGACGAGCAACTACTTTAGGAAAAATTTCATGTATTTGAGATTCCTCCTTATAATCAAGGTCTCTAGTCATCAAGTTGACGTAATTTTTAATGTGTCTAGGATGCATCTTCAGTTGGTGGTGTGTATGGGATTTCAGGATTGTATTCTACTTCTTCTAAGAACCAATGTTTAACTTGGGCAATATGATCGAAAACTTTTTTCTGCTCTTGGAACTCACAGTACCAATAGACTTCAGCAGCAGTTAGTTCATCATTTTCTAAAATATCACTATCACGAATATGATCGTATTCTGGTTTCTGATCTTTTAGAAAAGCTTCTATCACCATATTCAATTCATGACCATGCTTCTTTTCAATCTCTTGAACTATTTCATATAAAGGAAGCTCACTTAATAAAAGTGGTTTCTCTCTATTAGGGTGCTCCATTAGGACAGGTTCTTTATGTCCATATGATACAGGCTTTGCATCCGCATCAACATATATTACATCAGGGGATATCTCTGTTGGTGTAGTATCCGCAAAGCCTTTTCCAGATTCGCTCATTTTTTAAGATCTAAATAACTCTAGTATAACATATTTATCGTCATACGACAACTTGACATAAGACGGGTTATACTGTACAATTATAACACATGCGGAACAAGTAAAATGAGTATTAAATTATTGGTATTGGAAACTGGCGAAACAGTCATCGGTGATATCAAAGAAGTAATGGATAAAGAGAAGGATGAAGCTTTAGGGTACAAAGTAGAATCTCCTTACACTATAGATTTTACTCCTGGTAGTGTTCAAAATTTAGATGAAGACGCTCCTAATCCCGAAGATGTACCACAAGGTGATATTGGATTTAGATTCTGGGCTCCTATGTCTGCAGATAGAGATTTCCAATTCACTTATAACTTTGTTAGAGTAGTATATACACCCCATGAAGATATTGTAGCAGCATACTTAAATGTTATTGCTAGATACCAAGCAGAAAATACAGTTGAGATAACTCCTGATATGGCTGAGACTGTAGTCAGTGAAAACCCTCAAGAACGTGCTGGTGATACTGGAGTTCCAGGTGCAGTAAGTCCAACTTCTCTTGCTCAACAGGAAACATTGACCGAAGCTGAGGAATAAAGTATTATGAGTAGTATACGACAACTGGTAGTGCAAGAGGATATTCATCAGGCATTACGAATCTGTGAAGATATTGATATACAAGACATGGGTGAATATGTAGTGTGTGATAATGTCTTTGACGACCCAGATGCTGCTTTGAAATATCTTGCAAAGTTTCCTGCAGATAATTCTGACGAACTTAAAAGACTTATGTATCTAAACAATGATACTAAGCCTGAATTCAAAACTCCTAATGGTATAACACAACTACTTCCAAACCAATACTTTGATGTATGGTTTCAAGATGTTTATAAGATCCTAATAGAAGCAGAATTTGTTCCGCATCAAATTAATGAATATTTGAAAGACAAAATGTATATGAGTAGTCTTTCTAGAAGTGGATTGGTAGTTTGCAATCTACATCATGATAATATGACCATACACAAACGTGCAAACTGGCCATCTCCTGTATTAGATTTTGATTATTCATGTAATTTATTCTTGGGTGATAATGTAAATCCTGAAGATGGTATATCTTTTTACGATTTTATATTTCAAGATAAAAGATTTAAGACTGTAGAGGATCTTGGAAAAATTGATGATAGAGAACTAGCAGCTACTATCAAAGATTATTTGAATGTTTTTGTAACAGTTCAATCAGACCTAGAACCATATAAACCATACGAAGATACAAAGTACTACGATAAAGTTAGATTTGTAGAAGCACAGAATAATAGAATGGTTATTTTTAAAGCTGGTAAATGGATAACTCATGACTATACTGGTAAAGAGGATACTGAAAGATACATATTTAACACCAATATTATTGTTCAACAAAAAGAAGACCAACAGCAAGGTGGTGAACCAGGTGGTGAAGGTAGTATGTTAGGAGTGCAACAGAATAGGATAATGGGAGATGTTCAATTGGGAGCTGATGATGATGCTGGACCACAATCCCCTCAACAATGGGATAGTGATTATTAATTATGAGAGATTATAATAAAGACAAGCTAGATATGTCTGAATTTAATCGATATACTAGTAAACAGTTAGATGGAATATTTGAGCTCAATGATAATTTAGAAATCATAAATGATGTAGTTGAGGAATGTGGTTTAAAATATGCTACTATCCATAACTTCTTTAAAAGACCAGATGAGGTTATAGATTTCTTAAAACATATACCTTCTGAGGATAAGACAGAAAGTATGATGAAAGATAAATTTACCTACATGGCTAGCAATGCTCCTGGATTTCAACAACCACTGGAATCAAAATTAGCAAAATCATTATGTGATAATCTTTACGAGCTCGGGAAAAGAACTGGGTTGCATAAGTACGAAAAGAGTCAAGTTCGTTTCAATTACTATACAAATTGTTGTTACCCTGGAATGAAAGCTTGTCAAAACAACTGGCTCCCTCATATAGATCCATTCTCATTAGCATGTAACATGTATCTTACTGAGGTTGAGAATACTGGTACATCCTTTTTGAAATTTATATCTACTGAAGGAAGGGAATATTACAATGCAACTCAACTTGCAAGATCAAAACGAGCTACTGAGGAATATATAAAAAAATATGAGTGGAGTCAAGAACAGAACAAATATTTCAGTAAAAATCCTATAGAAGGAACTGATATATCTGATTGGGTATCTTATGAGGGAGACCCTCCAGATGAACCATTACCTAGATTTGAAAAGTATCATTATATTAAAGCAGATAGAAATATGTGCTCTATGTACAGAGGTAATAGATGGCATGGTATAACATACGATGCTGATAAGGAAACAAATATCCGATACTCCCTTGTAGGAGTAATCAAATAAAAAGGAGGGGTTTTATCCCCTCCTTTTTTTATTCTTTTTTTACTATCAAGCTACCACGGATGTTCGCCTGTAATTAACTTCCAATCTAGTTGTTCTTTTGCTGGTGCGTACTTGTTATACAAGTCCAAACCTACCTTCATTTGTGGGAAATTTAGATCTCCACAATTTATCTTATATGCAGTCCACTCATTTTCAACTTTGTCCCAATAAGCTTCAAGTTCAGTTCTTTTAGCTTGATCTTGTTGTAAGTGCCAATCCCACCTATCGGCGGTCATGTTCTTAAGTGCTGCTTCTAAACTTTCCAGGGTACCTGCGTACCCTTGTCCATTTTGTGCCATTTTAGTATCTCCTTATAGATTATGCTTGTGATTCCTGCCATGTAATTCTAGCAGATATTGAGTAAGGGTTGGATAGATTAACTCCAGAAGAGTCAACTATGTTTCCTACAACTGTTAGAAGGTCAGGTCCATTTGGATAGATACCATCACCACCTAAGATTGAGTTACCCAACGCACTAATCTTCGTTAGATCGAAGTTAGTTGATGCAGTTTGACCAGCACCAGAACCAGATGCTCTGAACGATAGAATCGTTGAACCAGAAGCAAGTGTATCAGATGAACTGTGTTTAACCAACTGACATAGTGATGGGTTTTCAACATTCTCGAATGTATCTGTACTTAGAGCAGGGTTTAGTCTTAGACTAATCTCTGTCTCGTGGGTAGTCAAGATACCAATTGAGTCAAGCTTAAGTTGCATTCGGTTGATAATCTCTCTATCACCTAATGCTCCAGTAATCGAGGAGTCAACTGATGGAGCCAATCTAATTGAAATTAGAGGCATATCAACAGGAATCAAGTTCTCGTTACCTGATGGAGCACCAACTGAGAAGGTAGTGTTGTTTGGAACAGCAGGGTTACCTAAATTAGAGTTGATTTGTGAGTAGTAGTTTCTTGGGAATCTGTCTTGAGTACCTTCTAGGTATTTAATGTATACGTAGTAAGTAGATCCTGACTGATATGATCTAGTATCGATCACTTTACCATCTTGGAAGTATCCGTTAGCAACAGAACCTTCGTAGATGTTAGTGTTAATGGTTAGAATAGAACCATAGGATCCATTATCAAATGGGATTCTGATAAAGTATCTTCTATAGTACCAGTTAATTCTTTCCTCTTCGATTGTAGAGTTGTTATTTGACTGAGCAGCGTTAGCAGAACTGTTGGTATACTTGTGAGTAATACCAGACGCAGTGAATAGATACGCTTCGTCATCCTGGAATGTACCATCCATAATAACCGATGTACCCCAGTGGAACAGAGTTCCTACGTAGTTCGGATCATCGCCATTCTCAATCTCGTAACGAGCAGGTAGGTTACCTGAACGGAAGTAAGATTCAGTAAGTAAGTTGTTGTGCTTGAACTCATGGAAGTACTTAACATGTCCATGCTGATCTTTGAATCCAAAGCGGATCTTACCAGCACCATACCAAGAGTAATCCATGTAGCACATCTGGATCTTAGAAGTATCCAAGATGTAAGCAGACTTACCAAGTCCATCTCCGTGATCGATATTCCAGTTCGCTCTTGGAACCTTGGTATCAACTGTCTTCGTCATGATAACATCTTCATTAGATGTACCACGATATGATGGTTGAACTGTGATCTGAGTATTGTTAGAGACCTTAACGACCTTATAACTCATACCACGAATAACAACCATGTCCTTCTTAGTTAACTGTGATGTGAACTTAGTATCAGTACCAGTAACAATCTGTGAACCCTTAGTTACACTAACAGTTCCTGGAAGCTGTTGTACTGAACTTCTACGGCAACAGTTGATTGTTGAACCATCCATTTCATAGAAGAATCCGTTCTGGTCATCAAACATACCAGCACGTACCATACAGTCGTTCCAAGATAGAACAGCTAGTGTTGGGAATCCAGCACCAACGGACTGTGAAGGAGTTTGTTGTAGTAGATATGTGAATGTAAATTCGTCAACAATTGATAAGACGTTAGTTTGCTTAGTACCAGTGTTAAACTCTGGAGTATCACAATCAATAACCTTGATTTGAAGTCCTACACTTAACTGGTGTGGTTTAGTTGTCTTACATTCTGCAGTTATAACTGGATCGAATGTGATTGACTCACCACTGATTGTTTCGGATAGTATGTCAGTTAATTGAACTGTTGTAGCATCAACAATTCTAGAAATCTTAACTGCAAACCCAAGACTATCAACAGAAATACCAGTACCAGATACAGGCATGTTAACAACAAGTACTGAACTATCAGCAACAGTTAGTAAGTTTGAATCAACTGTACCTGAACATGATTGAATCTGTTGTGAACCAGATGTCGCAAATGTTAAGTTGATAATTGGAATCTGTGGTGTGAAGTTAATAGCAAGTGAGGTCTGAATACCTTTACCTGACTGATAACGGAAGTACTTACGAGTCTGTCTAGAGATTCTAGAGTTAGGTGACTTAGAAGTACCGATTTCCATACCACCATCAAACGGTCTGTGTAGGAAGAATCCATCAGGTCTTACATAGATGTAAGAAGGAATCATGTAGTTAGTACCAGACTGAGTGAATGTCCAAGGAGAATCAACAATTAAGTTATCGTCATCAGTAATAGCAGTAATTTCATGCCCTTCAACAACACCAGGTACACCACCTGATGTATTAACGATCTTGATTGTATCACCAATCTTGAAGAATCTCTGGAAGGCAGCATTAGTACCTGTGACTCTTCTTGTTCCAGATGTAACAGCAACTGTACCTGTTCCTCCAACTTCACCAGATAGTGCAGCAGAGATCAACTGGTGGAATCCTGATGAGGTTCCTGTGATGGCTACGTTTGTACCAGCTAAAGCAAGATCTAAGCTTTCAGCAAGCTTGAAGTGAGCGTTATCAATAACAATTACATAGTAGTCCTTATTGTCGGTCAAACCAGCAATAGGAGTGTTACCATTAGCATCGTAGATAACTCTAGTACCAGTAGCATAGTAGTGGTTAGCAATGTTTATCCAGTTTCCTGAAGTATCAACATCATTACCAGAACCATCAAACTGTTTTACAGAAGGTGGAACTTTGAATGGAATTGAAACTTCAAGTTCTGTCTCGGAGATTGCCTTAACAGTAGTGTAAGAACCATCAACAACACCGAAATCAGCAGTTGTGTTCTCAAACGATTGGATACCAGATCCAACACCACTTAATGTAACGGCACTACCATTAACACTGTTTGTTAATGAGAATCTATCTCCATTAACAGTCTTAATGTAGTAAGAGTTACCACTTGTTAATCCACCAATATCAGTTGTTTGACCTTCGTACTTAACAACTTCGTTGTTAGAGAACTGGTTATTAGAAATATAAACAGTGTTCTTCAATGGGTTATCAAGAACCGCAACGAATTTAATTTGTCCATTACATCCAGCCAATCTCATTGGACTAGCACCTGTACTTGTCTTGATTCTGAATCTGTTATTATCGATTCTATCGCAGTAGTATGTACCACTAGCAGTACTAGTTCTATTACCATATGTGTCATAGTAGTAATGAACTTCACCACCACTAGGGAAACTCATGGTCATTTGTTGGTTCGTTGTTATTCCGTGGTTAGCTTTATAGAAACTATCATTAGTTGAAGTATTCCTCTTAAGAAGAATCCAGAACATATTATGTCCACCATCTTCACTTATATCTCTAAAGTATTGGTTAATATTATTTGAGTTCCATCCTTGATAATACCACCAATAGTGACTGGTTCCACGTAAATTCATGTAGTTTCCACCAGACCATCCTTCAATGTAGAAGTTGGAATCCCAGTAGTACTTCTGTCCACCATGTCCACCAAGACCACCAACAGTATAACCATAACTGTAGTCATTAAAGTTATCGGTGTTAACACCACGGTTACCATCATCTGTGATGAAGTCGTAGTTACCTTGCCAACGCTCACTAGTACTTAATGGTAGATTCACCATGTGATATCCATAGGTCTTCCAATAAGTTCCTTGCTGGAATCTCCACACATAGTTATAGTAATAATGGCGAGATCCATATCCACCACGCTCTGGCCTTGCTGTAGAGAAGAACGCTGTCAACTCCCAGTTTTGTCCACCTAGTCCATAACTACCATTAATGTTGTTGAAGTCATGTCCAGAATAGGTTGAACCCCACTGCCAGTAGTAGGTATAGTAACGTGTGTTCCACTCATGCCAACCTTTATATTCTCTGTAGCATGTATAGCATAATCCAATCTTATGCTTACCATATGACCAGTTACCATCCCATGTTCCACTATAAGAATTAGTTAAGTTAACACGACCATAGTTTCTTCTCTGAGAATGGTGGAAAGCTATCTTAGTAGAGTTAAGTCTCTCGATCCAATACACCTGCATCCTACGCATAGAACCGATTGGACGTGCTCCTGGGGGTGGATAGTAAAGTACAGAGTATCCATCTCTGAGATCATGTCCTTCAGGGAAGTAAACAGTATTATTACTGTAATCTACTTGTGACTCATCAAATGATTTAGTATATGTTGATTCGTAATCATACGGATCAATCTTAGTCATATCAGGCTCAACATCCACATTGGCTTGCTGAACAGTATCAATGTATTGTCTACCATCAGGAGCACTGTTAGCAGGTTCCTGAACTTCAAGTATCTTAGGAGATACAGTGTTAATGAAGTAGAAGTTTGTGTTATCAGCAAATCCGTGCTCAGAAACTGTGGTTA